TAAAACCATTACTGAAGTAGCTTCGATGAATGAAGATAGGATTCTAAAGGTTTTAGAATTTGTTAATAAGTTAGAAGCGGCTGAGATAGAAGACAGGGAAAAAATGTCTGAACAATTAGAAGCGAAAGCTCAGGGATTGACAGCATCAATTGAGATACAAAAAAGTCCAGCGCAACCGAATGAGTTAGGTGATTTAGGTGATTTGGGTGATTTAGGTGTGGATGGTTCAAATAACGTTTAACATGTATTGCTTGATATTTAAATATTTAGTAATATATTGAAATAGGAGGTAATGAGATGAAAAAGAAAGGTGGATCTATGACAAGTCCTAAAGGGATGTGTTCAACAAGATCAAATCCATTGGGAATGCCAAAAATGAATAGCAAGCGTATAGGTCCTGCTTTAGGAACGCCTGCCAATTCTGATCAGGCAAAAGTAGGGAAGCTAAGAGCTAAGGCGTACGCCGAAGTTGATTCTCTGCGCGGAAAGAATGGGATTTAAATGAAACTAGCAGAATGTCCAGATACAGGATTACTTTTACCGTTAAAGTTGATCGAGGAGAAAAACTCGTTAAAAAAATCAATCAACGAATTGGTAGAGAAGGCTGTAAATAGCGTTCCGCTAAAAGAAGATTATTTCTTAATTTTCCATGCAAGGTTTGACAAGATGGAACCCGACAAGTTTGTTGTTAGTCAAATGGTAGCATCTATAAAGATACCGCCGTTTACTGCAAATCAAATGGTTTTTTGGGTATGTCCAAAGCGAGGAATTGTTGAGTTGTTATGGATGGTTGCCCCCAATAAAAAGGGGGAAAAGTTAAAAGTGGAATTTAATAAAGAGGGTGTCGCCTACCTGCAAGCAAAGGGCGCGATGGCTTCGTAGGGGCAAACCTACGTTTTTAAATACGGAGTAAATATGTCAGATCAGGAAACCGTAGAACCTGAACAAGATGAAAGTGTTTCAACTTATGATCAACTAGTTGAAGAACCCCAAGAAACTCAAGATGTAGAGCAAGAGGAGACAAGAGTTCCCCTTCATGCTTTGCAGAAAGAGAGGCGCAAACGACAAGAAGCAGAGGAAAGAGCGAATTTTCTTGAGCAGCAGAAAAAAACAGCTGAACAGGATGAAAGCCGTTACGATTCTGCAACGAAAGAAGATCTAAGTAAAACACAAAATGAAACGATTAGGATAATTGAAGAAAGAAAATGGGTTCGCGACAATCCAGAGAAATGCAAAAAGATTGACGATGAATTGCCACAATTTTTAAAAAACAGACCTAATTTAGCCTCAGCGATTGAAGCGTCAACGAATAGATACGAAGAAGCATGGGATTTAATGAGTGCGTTAACTCCTAAGCAACAGAAAAAAGTAATGAGTCAAAAACAAGAGGCTCCGGGGTCACCCTCAGGAATACCAAAATCGGCTGCATTAAGTGAAACTGTTGATTTAATGAACATGACAGACACAGAGTTCAATTCGTGGAGGTTGCAAAAGCGCGGGCGAAAATAGGTCTTTAGTTAAGGACATAAACTATGGCTACCGCTGTTACAGATACTTCGGGCTATGGATCAATGAACTCTAGTTGGGCATATCGTGCTTTACTACAGAGATCAAAGCCAAGCAATATACACAATCTTTTTGGGCAGTCTTTTACACTTCCCCAAAAGAGCACTGACACGATGAATTTTCGTCGACAAGAAAATCTAAACTCTGACCCTGTTGTTTTGTCTGAAAATGCAGACCCAGCACCAGAGCAAGTTTTAAAAGTTGATATTTCCGTTACTCCTCAAGAGTTCGGTAAGGTTGTTCTTCTCTCTCGCAAAGTTTTGCTTGTAGTAGAAGATGACGTTGCTAATGGAACGGCAGACAATCTGTCTCAATGTCTACATACAATGCTAGACAAGGTTACTCGAGATGTTTTGGCATCCGCAGTGCCTCAATTCTCTTGTTTAAGTGGTTCGAATGGTAATGCAATTACAGAGTTAACACAAATTGATGTTAACCGCGCTATTGCATATTTGGACGAAAACAACACTGAAAAAATGACACCAACGATAGAAGGAACCTCACGTTTTGGCACTGGTCCTGTTGAGGCTGCTTATTGGGTAATGTCACATGTTAAGCTTAAGCCAGACATTCGCGCTTTAGATGCGTTTGTACCGACGTCCATGTATGGTGCGCAAGATTCTGTTTTACAATCAGAATTTGGCTCAACAGATGAAGCGCGTTGGGTAACATCAACTCTTGTAAAAGTAACAACAGATGATCCGGCAGTTTTTTATAACACATTCGTAGGTGCTAATGCCTATGGATATGTGACAATTGACCAGATGTCAACAGAAATGATTATGAAACCGTTGGGTTGGAATGACTACCTGAACCGTTTCCAGTCTATGGGATTCTCAGCGTTCTTTAATGCTGCAGTTCTTGACGATTCACATATCGCAACATTGCTTTCAACTAAAGCAGTAGCATAAGGGGGACAATATGAGTGATAAATTTTTAGGACAAACAAGAACGGAGGCTTTTAAGCTGATCTCAGGTGGAGCGGCTTATCCATTGGTTTTCAGCTGGCAACCTGATTTAGTTATTGTTAATAATTTAACAGATTGGACGGGTACAGCAGGTGGTTTACCACGGTCGTTTTGGTTTCGTGATCAAATAACGACTGCTCATGCTTTTCAACAGGCTGTTATTGATTCAGCGGCAGGGGCGAGTTTCAATTTTCTAGATACTGCTACAAATGGTTTTACTGTTGCTGATACGGACGGTGGAGCTACAGTTTATAGGAAAGTTGTTAATAGCATTACGCAAGCTGATCCGTGTGTTGTAGAAACTACTGTAGCGCATGGTTTCCAAACTGATCAGATTGTAAGGCTAACAGACCTTGGTGCAGATATGCCGACGGCACGTGGAATGGATCAGATAAACAACAAGAGATTTAAGATTGTTGTTCTTACAGCGACCACATTTTCTTTAAAAGATGTGATCACGGGTGAGGATATCAATTCTACTTCTTATACTGCTTGGGTAGCTGGTGGTAGTGTTACGCTTGAGAGTAGATCTCTTTCGCTTAACAACCCTCAAGTAGATCCTTATGATGTAACTCCATATTCTCCTACTGGATTTAAATATGATCCAATTGAGTATAAGTTAACGCTTGGAACATCTGTAATGGGTGGTGACGGCGATGTGTTACTTGTTGAGAGTATCGGTTGGGGTAAGGTGACGGATCTTGGAGATGTGGGATAAGGGTTGAGTTTTAGCCATTATCTTTTATGTTAGATGGTGCAACCCCTTTTATAAGGGGTTGCTTATTGTTAAAAATATTTATATGAGGTACATATGATACAAAAGAATATGAAGATAAAGAAGAAAGATCCTATGACGATGATGATTGACGAGGTTCCTAAGCAAAATGCGATTGAGCAAATGCCTTTAACAACATATAAAGAATACGAAGAGTACAATGCAGCAGCGCGAAAGGAAAACAAACGTTTAAAGTTATGTCGTTATCCTTGCAAACCTTGTCCTATTGAGTTACACCCAACGGAAAGGGTTGTTTTTGGGAGAGTTGATCAACCACAAAATCCCCTACCAGTCCCGTTAAGTAATGATCTTATTGATTACAATGAGACATTGACACCAGGAAAAACGTATGATCTTCCTCGCGTTATAATCAATCATTTAATGTCATTAGGTACTCCGGTATGGAAAAAGAGAACGAATCCAGACGGTTCGATAGACACATATATATCTCATTATGAGCCAAGATTTACGTTAAGAACTATTTACCAGGAATAGCAATGAGTAGAAATGTTAGTAATGTTTTACGGATTATGAGATTAGCGATATCTCGCCGTAACACAAGTGATCCAGATTCAGATAGTAGTACACTTTTAGGATATATAAATGACTTTGTAAGTATAACGATGTCCAACGAGGTGAGATTATTCGAGCAATTTGGAACATTAACATTTCAAATTGATGATACGAATGAAACGGGTGTTTATACATTCAATAGTTTGGGTGCAGATCATGAATTTGTAAGTCTCATGGGTGACGCATTCATAAGTTTAACAGATGATCCGGGTAGTTCTTTATCATGGAATTCGTTGGGTGTTTGTCTAAATCCAGGTGATTTTTTTAGTTACTGGGGTATTGATAACGAGGATTTGTTAATACCAGGTATGCCTACGGAGGTGCTTTTTTATGGTAATGAGTTAACTTTTAGGACAATTCCAGACACTGAGTATACGGTAACCATGTATGGGTACAAGAAGAATACTGATTTTTCAGCAGACACCAACCCTTTAGACTTTGATTATTGGTTACGTTTTATTGCATATGGAGCAGCTGTTAATTATGCAATGGATTATAGATTTGCTGATAATGTTACAGAGTCTCTAAAGAGAGATTATGCAAGAGAAAAGAAGCTGATGTTGCAGCACACTCACAACCAGATAAAATATTCTAGAGGTAGTCCCTCTTTTTAAGGAGTTAACGAATGGCATGGAGCGAGGTTTACCCAGACGGTACAAAATCAGTAAAGGCAAATAGACCTATAGGGGCAAATAATACAACATTTATTAAAACAGCAATGGATATGGACCATTATTGGAATGATCCAACTGACTTATCTGGTCGACATAGATTTGTAAAATCTCCCAAACATGAAACTGCTGGTATAGCTACAGATCCAACTTCTCCGTTAGGTACTGATATAGACGGAGTTTTATATTTAAAAGAAAAGTTGGCTGCAGAATCAATAGCTAATCAAGCGGTGGTTCCATTTTTTAAAGATGCTGCTGCTACACCTGCAATTTTAGAGTTGCTTGGAATTAGGGCAATGGCTGTATTTAAAGGTGATGGAACAGCATTATATACCCATAATATTGATCCTACTGCTGGTGTTGGAATAGATCGAACTGTTATAGGAAGATATACAATTACTTTTAAAACCGAATTACCTTCTAATAATTATGCTGTTCTTGGTGGATGTATAATAAATTCTGCTAATGAAAATAATTTAGGTGTTCTTAATGTAGCTGGTTCTACTACAACATCAACAAAAAACACAACAACATTGAAGATACAAACAAAGAGTTATGCTGGCTCTCCTGAATTTAGAGACTCTACTCAGGCATGGTTTGTATGTTTTGGGGGTTAGATGGAAGTTTATGAAATCACGGGTTACCAAACGGGAGTTTCTAGAGAAGGGGTTAACTTCCTGCAACCTGCTGATTCATTTCAAAACATAAAAAACGGTTATATCCATCGTCAAGTTCTTCAGTCGCGTAGAGGATTTAAGAAGTTTTCCACTGGATATTTAACTACAGGTCACTTACCCACTCGCGTTATGGGTATCTTTCAAAATATTCTCACAGAATCAAATTTAACTGAAACACTGGTTTTTGACAGAAACTTCCTTTACCGATACAACGAAGTTTCGAATGCTTTTGATCGTATTGATTTTGGTGGAAGTTTAGCGGCATATACAGGATTTAATTTAACAGAAAATGAATATTATATTTCAGGGACTACTTATCCGGACAAAAATGGAAAAAATAGATTTGTTTTTACTGGAAAGGGGATGGATCATGTATTTTTCTATAATGGTACAAATGTTTTAGATTACACTGCTGTTGCTGATAACCCTCATTATGTTCCTTTTGCTGGTGGAGTTCTTACTAGAGCATATCATGTTATATGGTTTGGAGAACGGATCAATTTTATTGCCCCTCTTATTGGTGGTACTTTTTACCCTGTTGGTATGCTTTATTCTGCTATTAGAGATTCTGATGGTCACGGTGATAATTTCAATTTCTCTGGTGCTGGAAATCTTCAATTAGATACGTATGAAAACATTCGTGGTGCTTCAATTTTAGGTGATAGGTTAGTTTTAAATTTAAATAAATCAAACTGGACAATTGAGAAAACTAGAGATGTCTTTAACCCTTATTTTAGCAGGAAAGTTCCTTCTGTCATTGGCACTGATGCTTCTTTTTCTATGGTCAATTGGAACGACTATGTCATATCGGTAGGTAAAACAGGAATTATTAAGACGAATGGAAAACATTCTCTTCTTGTAGACAATAAGATTCCTTATTTCACAGAAAATGAAATTAACCCTATTGAGTTTGAGCAAACGTATGGTGGTTTTAACAGGGAAACATCTCAATTTATGTGGTCATATCTTGAAAGTAGTTCTGAAAACACAACTCAAAATAAAGTTTTAATTTACAATTATGAAGAAAAGAGTTGGTCTACATACGACCAAAGATTTAGTTGTTTTGGTGAAACTACTAATGGTGAAAATCTTACTTGGGATCAGATAGATGAGAATGAAAATCCTGCTTGGGAAACGTGGGATACGACAGAGGAAATTTGGGATAAGATTGGTTTAGGTTCTGAAGTTCAAAAGACGTTAGCAGGCGATAATTTAGGTTTTATTTATGAATTAAATCAAGATTTTGATGATCATTTTGTTAAAATTACTGGAATAACACAAGCTTCTCCTGCTGTTATTTCAACGGAAGATCAGTCTTTGCAAATTGGTGATGAGGTATATATTAATGGTGTTGTAGGGATGACTGAAATCAACGGTCGCACGGCTTTAATTCTTGATAGGACAATAAACACAATTACCGTTGGTATTGATACAAGTACGAGTATTTTTGACCCTTATGTTTCTGGTGGAAATGCTTCAAAGTTTATAGATTTTTCTGCTGAACTAATTCCATTCAATCCATATCGCGCAAATGGAAGTCAGTGCAAGGTTTCTCACATAGAGTTCCTTTTAGACACGAATGCAGGCCATCTATACGTTGATCTCTATCAGGATGGAAACAGTAGTCCTTTTAAGTCAAATGTCCTCATACAGCCCACTACAATAGCTAAGGATAGAGAATGGATTGCTATGGAGGTGAACAACACTGTAGATTTTTTAACGATTGTTATGAGACAAAAAAGTGTATCTGAACAGGTGAGATTAACAAGCATGCGCATCCATTGTGAAATGGACGGTATGACAACGGATTAATATGGCTAAAATTCCTTTTACGTTAAATGTTGGTGATAAAGAAAATATCACCATTGAAAGTCTATTAGAATTAATTGAAACAATGTATTCTGATCTTGCTGAGGCCATCAATAAGAAACCTGACATTTACGAAAGGGATGATGATGCTAAGCCTACAGACACATTTTTATCGAATGGTGATATAAACATAAACAAGAATACAGGCAAGGTTGAGATGCTGACAAAGCACGTAGATTTAACAACTGTAACTTGGAAACAACTTTCATAGAGGTATTATATGGATCCCGTGACAATCGCTTTAATTGCTGCTGCTATAGGTGCTGCTGGTTCTATTGGTAGTGCGGCACTTTCATCAAATCCAAAAGAAACAAAAATTCAGAAACAGAAGAGAGGTCTTATTGAGCAATTACTAGAAGGTGTTAATGGTTCTGGACCTTTCAGTAATATGTTTGAAATGGACGATGATTCTTTTCAGCAGTATTTCGTTAATCCTTCAAAAGCACGTTTTCAAAATGAAAGAGCCCCTCAAATACAGCAAAGTTTTATTGCATCTGGTCAACAGCGAGGTACGGGTCTTGATGACGCTTTAACAAGAGCTGGTATTGATATGGATCAACTCCTTAATGAGCAGTATGGCAGTTTTCAGCAGGGTGCGATGAATAGAAAATCTAATATGATTGGACAGATTCTTGGTGCTGGAAATGGTATGCCTCCAGGTTTATCTACAGGAGAAAAATATCAAGAAGGTGCTGCTGGTTATTTATCAAGTGGCGACGATGGATTTGGACGAGACATTTCTTCAATATTAGATGCTTATGGGCAGAAAAAATCAAATCAAAACACAAGAGAACAGGAAAGATTTAAACCACCTGCTAGAGAAGGTTATGAACAATATGAATTTAGATATAGATAGATAAACTGAAAAAATAAGAGAGATTTAAATTATTATGAATCCATCACCATTTGAAATATCTCAAGGTGTAGCGCAAACAATTGGAAGAGCTAGAGGTCGATATCAAGATAAGTCTGCTCTTGATGAGATCTTATCTCAAGCGAGTGCTTCAAAAGATCCAGCGGTTCTTAATGATGCAATAGGCCAGATTCTTTCTAGGGTTTCACCTGAACGTCAACCTGCTGCAATTAAGATTATAGAAAATAAGATGGCTGGAATTAGAGAACAGCAACGAAATGAACAGCAGTTTAAATCAAAAAATCAATTACTAGACAGACAGGAATCTTTCAAGAGAGAGCAGATTGAAGCTGATCGAGACTTCAAGAGAGAGCAGACAGTTAGTGATCAAGATTTTAAGAGAGGGATGGCAAATTCTTCTGCTGAAAAAAAACCTTCTAGGGAAGAAACAAGAGCGGCATTAAAAGCAGGTGGTTATCCTGATTATTTTATTGATCTTCCTCCAGGCTCATTAAGTGGAGCTATGAAAAATCATGATAAAAAGAAAGCTGAAGATGAGGAAGAAGCAGAAACACATCAAAGAACTCAACAATCATTTAATAGATTGACCAGTTTGATTTCTGATGTCGGGTTCGCTTCTGGTGCAACACAATATCTTCCATTTGCTTTCAAGACAAGAGAGGCTAGGGGAGAATTTCAATCATTACTAGGAAATTTAGAATCCAGACTTCTGGAATTAGTGAGTAAGGGTCGTTTAACAGATATAAGATTCAATTATATTATTAACCAACTTTTACCCACTCCTAACGATACACAATCGAGAATTAAGGGTAAAATGAGAGGTGTTGCCAGACAATTAGGGCTTGATATTGGTGTGTTAGGAAAAGGTATGACTAAAGCTCAATTAAAATCAGAAGAGAAAGCACAGGAAAAGGAATACAGAGATAACGTAAAATCAGATACAGCAGACGAAACAATGAGTATGATAGATCCTGATGGTAATTTGTATGATATACCTTTGAA